TCGGCACCAGCACCCGACTGCGGCTAGAGTACAATCACGGCGCAAGCGGCTGGCTCAATTCTCACTGCGCGTTGCTTGCGAATGGCAAGCGGCAACTCATCACCATCATCGACGGCCGGTGGCGCGCGTGATATGGATACTGACGGCGAAAATAGCCCTAGATGCGGGTGCAACGATAGCCTTCCTCTGGAGCCGCAATTGGGCGCTAGCGCTGATGTTCCTGGGCTTCACACTAGCGGACTCAGCGACCCTTTGGCTGGCGTTGAAACTCTCCTAAACGCCCTACGAGGCATCGCGTCCTGTGCCACGCAGTGCGAGTGCTGCGCCATGCACAGGCGGATCGCCAAGCGAGCGCTAGAGCAGTTCACCGCTCAGGGCGACCTCCCAGCCTGAGACCGCCGACCCTCGGAGAAGGCCGGCATAGTACGAATGCGCTCAGAGTCGTTCATAGCCTCTCACCGCTTCAGGTTCCTCATCGATGTGCTCCGCTTTGTCTTTCTCGCCTCGACCATCCTCTGGTAATGCTCAGGAGAGCGCGCCTTGCGCTTGCCCTTGGCCGTGCCGCCCTTGGCCCCTCCCTTGGAGCCTATCTTTGCCATGTAGGCGCTGACGGCTTTAGGTGGCTTCACGCGGCATTCTCAATCTGCTCGGCCCAATCCGGATGCGCGTCCGAGAGGTCGGCCATCTTATCGGCGTAGGTGCGGGAGCCGATCTGGTCCGACGTGTAGCTCATCATCCGCTTGAAGGCGTCGAGGTAGGCGGCTTTGAATTCGTCGAAGGTCATGTCGATCTCCTGAACCAGTGGAGAGAGCATAGCAAAGCCGGTTTGCGTGTGCAAGCATTATTTTCGATGCTCACCGTCCTGTGGTACCGCTGGCGCTTCCCCGAGCGCCTCGCGCGCACGCTCGCCGCCGTCTTGGGTAATGATGCGCATGTCCATCGACCGGCTCGCGACCATGTGTTTGGCGTACCACTCCAGCGCCACGCGCAGCCGTCGTTCGGTGTGCACCAGTTCCGTATATGCCTCACCGCCGAATCCAGCGCGCAGTTCATCCCTCTCCCGCGTCAGCCGCTCGATCTCCTGCGCCTGGCTGTCGCGCAGCGCGCAGAGCCGGGCGATGTCTGCGTAGTCCCAGTGCCCGTCTGGGCCGTGAGTGTGGACGTCAATCGGATTTGAGGTCAGATGCTCGGGAGGCTTTGGCGTCTTGCACATGACACACGCGCCGGTAGCTCCCCACAGGTGGCCTTGAGTCTCGCAGGTAATCTCGGTCACGGTGCGTACCTCATTGCGTGCGAAAATGCCGTAATCCCGCAGCGCGTGCAGACGGTCGTGCCGCCGCGGCCCTCATCGAACTCGACCCAGCCCTGGAAGTCATGCGATCGGGGATCGTCGAATGGTTCGCATGTCTTGCCGCGCTGCGCGTCCCGGATGCCGCAGGCGATCTCGGTGACTTTCTCGTTCTCGGGACGGGAGTCTTGGTCGCTCATGCTTTGCCCTCCGCCTTCGCGATGACCGCGCGGATGTCATCGCATTCCTCGCAGTCCTCGACGGCCTTGACCGAGCCGTCGTCGTAAAACTCTGAGTAGGTTCCGGTGCCGTCGCAATTGGGGCATTCGCTCGCGTACTGCTTGGCGAGGGCGAGGAGGTCGGGAGCGGCGGCGATTAGGTGGCCGTTGGCTGTGCCTGTCGGCTTATCGCCCAATACGGATGCAACCACTATTCCGCGTGCGGCCTCGGGCTCTGGAGCTGGCTCCTTCTGTTTCAGCGCCTCATCCAGCGCATCGCGGAGTTCGCGGGTCGCTTCAATAGTCAGCGGCGCGCATGCTGTTTCAGCATGGACCGCCAGCGTTGTGCCGTCTTTTGCTTCGGTCAGGTGCGTCTGCGAGTGAATTGTCACCTCGACGTACTCTTGGGACGTTACAGCATCCACGCGCACGACGCCCAGGATGAAGTCGATCAGTTTCCCGCGCTTAGCCAGTGTGCTCACGCCGCCTCCTCCTTCGCGCTGACCGCCAACTCGACCCAGTCCTGGTGTGCGATCTCCGCGATGCGAGCCGCGACCACGCCCTCCGGGCTGCGCTCCTCGACCAGCACGATGAAAGTGCTGTCATAGCCGGATGACTCTCGTTTGACGGAGGTCACCCTGACGGGAGCGCCCGTGAAGCGCTTGTCGAAATACTCCTGGAGCGCCTCAATCACAGTGGCGTCGTTCAGCCGCAGTTCGTTGTTGCCTTTCATAGACTATTGTCCTCGCTCACAGTGGCTCGTCGTCGTACTCGGATTCGTCCTCGCGATCGTGGTCGATCTGCGCCGAGGGCGCGATCCTGGCGAGGGCCTGCGCCAGCTCGTAGGCGTAGGGCGGCCGCGTTCCCATCCCCACGGCCGCAGCGCGTGCCGCAGGCTCGTCGGTGATGTGCACCGCGTAGATGGCGCTCGCTCCGTAGTAGGCCGTCCTGAAGCCTTCTCCGTTCGGGATATCGACCCGCAGGAGGTTGCCGCCTCCGAGCGGCTGCTCGCTCAGTCGGCCGGCCACGCGCTGGTGTCCCATCAACTCTACGATGCCCCACGCCTCGAATTTCTCAGCCATTCTCATTTCTCCGATTCAGTTGTACCAGCGGACCCGTTCGACGGTAGTCAGATGCCATGTACGTGAGCCTCCAACGCTGTATCAAGTCGGTCGAGAGCGTCCTTCGCATCGCGCGCCATGGAGCACAATCCAGGAAGTCCACCTAAAGCGAGGTCCATCCGCAATTCCTCTATGCGCCTGAAGCTGGTGCGCACGCGTCTCTGTAGTTTGCGCAACTGATAGGTCGTGACTTTGAGTTTCTCGGGACGGGAGTCTTGGTCGATCATGCTGCGATCTCCTGTGCCACGGACTCCACCAGCTCGATCCGCTCTCCTAGCCAACGCATGACTGGCACCGCCATGCTGTTCCCGAGCGCCTTGTACCGCGGCCCGTCTGGATTCAGGGATTTACCTGAACGCCTCTGCGCTTCCGTTGCAAATGCATATCGCAGAGGCCATGCCCTTTGTGCGTCCTGCCACAACCTTGAATGTCGCAGTGCCGCTCTTGCCGATGCAATTTCATATGACAGCTCCGGCAAAGAACCTCCAAGTTGCTCAACGCATTGTTCAAAGGATTTTCGTCTATATGGTGAACATCCAGCTGCGCTCGCTTCCCGCAATGAGCGCAGCAGACCTTGCGCACGAGCGTCCGCGCTCGATAGCGCCCCTCCACTGGCAACACATTCGGCCGCCATCGACCACGAAAGCCAACCCGCATGCACCCCAGCGAGCAAAACTTCCGGCGTGAGAAGTGCAGCAGCGATTCCAGCTCGCCGTTCTTGTTTTTGAGTTCTTTGCGCTCCAGCTTGGCGCCACAACTCGTGCAGCACTTGGGCGGCGTGGGCTTCTTCGGCATTGGCATACGTTAGCTCCAGATAATCATCAGGAAATCCTTGGAGTCTGGCGCATTCGCGCGGGGTGAGGCGGCGCACATGCGTGCGATTCTGGACGGCCTGGACCTCCGCCCTCGCCTCGAGGGTATACGCAATGCCCTCTTGCGCTCCGACTCCATCAGGCCCGGATGCGGGATTCTCGCGGAGCGCGCCGGCTTGTATTGCCACAGCGATACTTGTCCCGTCGGTATCTAGGGGATGCGTCACCGGGCCGCTGTCGGGGTCTTGGCGTGCGTGGAAGGCAACCGCACCGACACCGATGCCGCCGCGGCCACCGGTCGGCGTCAAGATCGCGTTTGCAAGCCCATCATCGTGGCACTCAAGCGTTGATTCGCCATCGCGACCTCGGATAGCCAGCGTGAGCGGCGTGCCGCGCCCCGTACCGTCCTCGCTCGCGTCGAAGCCGTCGGTGCGCAGGGCGTGCACGATCAGCGTTTCGCTCTCGGCGTCATACTTTGAGCTATGGGCATTGCGCGCCATTGCTATCACCGGATCTTTTCCGCGCGTTTCCCCGGTTCTGCTGAACCCTCGACCACTTGCTCCAATGCTCGGCGCAAGCTCATGGGGAGGACTTTCCCGCGCTTCTCGGCTCGGCGCAGGATGCCCTGACAGGCTCGCGGAGACAGGAAATATCTCGCCGAAACTTTCGATTCCAGAACATCCGATAGAGTCGATAACTCTTTCGGCTTGTTCGATGAAATCACGCCACGCCTGAACCCGTCCCACGTCTCCAAAAAGGTCGCTACTTGTGAATCTCGCATAGGACGTAAATGCCTCGAGTGCGATCAAAGCGGACGATGCCGCGCTCCACCAGGATGGCGACGAGCGATTCAAACGTAGAATGAGCCTTGCGATGAGCAGCGCGGCTCTTGAACACGTAAAGATTTCCGATGGTGTTATTGAACTTGTCGAGGTCGATGTGATGTACGATTTCATCACTTCGTAGCTTTCTTCCAAGCTCGCGCTCAACGACGCTGCGGTGAGTGTAAACGGGCCCTCCGTTCCTGAATCCGTCGATCGGTCTTCCGGAATGGGTACCTTTCCGTTTTCTCCAGGGCCTGCACCCGAGCTTCCCAGCTCGTTCTGAAGCCTCATGAATGCTGCGTCCAAGTTCTGCCGCAACGCTTCGTAATTGTCGCAGTCCCCATGCAGACCGAAGAGCCGCATCCTCCTCTTGACTCCACCTTCTGTAAGGTACGCTAAGCCCGAGTCGTCCGGCGCGCTTTCTAACTCCGTGCACCGAGAAGCCAAGATGCCGTGCAATATCTCTAGCCAGCATTGAGCGATAGTGAGAGCGGACGAATCTGTCGTCTGAGCTATCAAAGTTTCGACGCTTTGTGCGCATACAAAAACCCGGCGACGTCTCTGAGGGACACCATGAAATTGCGCATCAAGTATATCAACATCTACAACGTAACCCAACTCCTCGAGGCCATCCAAGAATGAGCGGATCGCATCCCCTCCATCCTGTGACAGAACGCCGGGGACGTTCTCCCAAAGAATCCAGCGGGGGCGATAGCGGCGAGCGATCTCAAGGAAGGTGAGGGCCAAGCCGCCCCGAGGGTCAGCCAAGCCCTTACGCAGTCCCGCGACGCTGAATGACTGACACGGGGTACCCCCGACGAGAACATCGATTGCTGCATCGGGCCACTCCGTGAAGCGCGTCATGTCGCCGAGATTCGGCGTTTCGGGGTAGTAGTGGGCGAGGAGGGCGGACGGGAATGCGTCGATCTCGCTGTAGAAGGCCGCGCGCCAGCCGAGCGGATGCCAAGCGACGGTTGCGGCCTCGATGCCGGAGCACACGCTGCCGTAGAGCATCGGGTTCGATGTCCGGTGAGCCTCTGTGTTCATGCGAAAAGCGACTCACTCTGTTTGCGCTCGAGCGATTCGTTCTCGGCCGCTGCGACGTTGCGGACGGCCTGGCGGTAGTAGGACGGCTTTAGTTCGATACCGATGCCGCGCCGCCCGAGCCGAACGGCGGCGTATACCTCGCTCCCCACTCCCATGAACGGAGTGAGCACAGTTTCTCCGGGATTGCTCCAGAGCGTCAGAACTCGGTCGATCACGTCGAGCTGCAGGGGATGGACATGCTTCTCATCGTCCACATCCCGCGCGGCCTGGAACGGCAGCACGCGGTTCATGCGGATGTCGTCCCAAAAGGCCGAAGCGTATTGTCGCCAGATCCAGTGCGAATATCGGTTCTCGGTCTGCTTGCCCGTCCAGCCGCGATAGGGGAGAAGATCAGCCGGCATCTGCCGTTCGCCGGCATATTCAAGCAAGCCGACCGGGTGAGCGATAGGTACGGGATTGTCGCCTCGGCGCCTGAAAACGATAAGGTAGTCCGCGCTCGCGACGCTGCATCTGGAGGAATCGTCCACAATGGTCTTGTGCGCGAGGTTCTTCTGCATGGTGCGATTGCGAACTCCAAGAGGTTCCTTCCAGACCGAATAGCGGCCGATGTACTTGAACCCCTCGCGCTCGTGTAGCCGGATGATGTCGCCGGGGAAGTCGATCAGGTTGTCGCATCCGCTGTTGCCGCTCGGTACGTCCGCGCAGTGAACAGCCGTGATCCTGCCCGGCATCGTGAGACGGAATATCTCGCGCACCACGAAAGTGTAGTGCTCGAAGAACTCCTCGTAGCTCGCGCAGTTGGAAAGGTCGCGCTCGTGAGAACTGTAAGTGTAGAGTCCGCCTGCGCCCGTGGCGAAGGGCGGAGAGTATACGGAAAGCGCTACCGATCCTTCCGGTAATGATCCCATCACAGAGATACAATCTCCGTTGTACACGGCGTACTTGTCATTGATGCTCTGCTCTAAAACATTCATCGCAATTCTCCTATGAATTCCTGCGCGACATTCCGCTTGCCATGTACGAAGCGATGGCATTCTTTGCAGAGGAGCGCAAGGTTGCCCGCATCGGCCCGCAGTTCTCTTGCTATAGAAAAGCTAATGATGTGATGCACATGGAATGTGCCGCGCACCGTGGCGGAATTGTGACGCTTCCCGCAACGCTCGCAACATGCGTTTGCGCGCTTCCATACCGCCTTCACCGCTTCGCGCCACACATCAGTAGAATAAAACGCTTGGCGTTCCGGAGTGGCGCCCCCTTTCCAGGCTGGGGTGTTGGCTCCTTTGCGCCCTTTCATGTAAGAGCCGATCTTTGGATCGTACGGCACGCGCCCATCGGCGAGCGCAATTTTGCGGAGAACGGCTCGGGTTTCTATGGTGTGAGTGCGACCGCGAAATGTGCTTCCATCCTTTGGTAGATGTTCGGTTGTATACCCGCGCGGACGAGTTGAAATTCCGTAATCAGTCATCCATTCCCAAACTCGTTTTGCATCACGTTGAATTTCTGCGGCGATATCATTTGCAGTTCTGCCTAGCGTGACATACTGTTCGGTGAGCCACTCGCGCGTGAATCCGAGTGCCTCTCGCTGCTCGCGCTGCCACGCGCCTTTACATGCTTTGTTGCAGAAGGATCGCGCGATCGGTCTATTTTTGCCGTAATTCCACGTACTCCTTACGATGGATGCGCCGCATTGGGCGCAATTAGTCTGCTGACGTATAGAGACGCTTGTTTTCATGCCATCCAACCAGGCATGGACGCTGAGAACTTGAAATCTGAACTTCGCTTGATTGTCAGCGCTCGGTTCATTTCCCCGACCAAGCGTCCGAACATTTGATCGGCCTGCCGCGCCTTGCGCTGCATGCTTTTCATGATGTCGAGTTCGCCTTCGGTAGTGACGATATCGACGGTAACGGGACGCTTCTGTCCGAACCGATAACAGCGCCTGATCCCCTGGTAGTACGCCTCGTAGCTGTAGCTCGGAAAGAGCGCAACATGCGCGCAGTTCTGAAGGTTCAGGCCAAAACCAAAAATTTTGATTTTGCTAATCAGGACTCGTTTCCCGGATGAATGACCGCAGGTACATAGCTGCTTTTGTGAGCCTGTCCGGGTCATCGCCAAACTTTCCGAGTCCAAGATTGCATGACGAGCAGAGTAGTCCACGGAATTGTCCGCTGACATGGCAATGGTCAATGTGGAACCGTTTGAATCGTCTGAAATCGACGTTAGTTTTTCTTCCACAAATTGCGCATCCGGCCTTAACGAGCGCTCGATATTGTTCGAGAGTGATTCCGTATTTTCTGAGGATACGAAGCAATCCTGCTTCTGGATACTTGAATCTATAACGCTTGACTTCCTCAAGTTTGCGCAGCCGCTCTGCAGGATCGATTGCGTATCTTTCGCGCCGTCGTGCGTTGATCCTGTCGCGCGCTTCCCTACTTCTCTTCCACCGCCCTTTGTTTCGCTGGTAGTAATCGCGCATGTATTGTGGATCAGAGCGTTTGTATTTTCGCATTCCGATAGTTTAGCGCCAAACATAGGATCGTTGCAAATACATTTGTTACCGACAAACCAATCGACGGCGCTTTCCTTGTACTCGTCAGAATCGCTTCCCGATACTTCAATGCTCCCCTTGATAAGATTCGATAACATCTTTCCTTCGTCATTTAGGTTGCACCAAATCAAGGAGCAATCCGTTCGCTGCGCCACGATCGCGGCCAGCTTCTCGCATCGTTCCTCCATGGTCCTCCTGCGCTCCTCGCGCTGCTCCTTCGGTCCTACCGCAGGGAGCGCGAAAAGCATCCCGGGAGCCGCAGTGCGCACGTCGATCTTGTGTTCGATCTCATGAAGCGGCGGCAGCTCGAAGTTCGTATCCTCAAAGCCCAAGTCTGACGGCCGGCGAACCGCTCGCGCCCAGGAGCAGACCCAGCGCCAGAACGGCAGCTCTGCGTGCCCCTTGAATCGCCACTTGATGACCTCTCCTCGCATGCGGCCGGTAGCGGAATTGTTCAGATCGTTCTTGAAGAATCGATTAAGCATGTCCATGTAGCCGAGGTACCCGAGGGCCTCCGATGATGTGCCGAGCTCCACGAAGTCATTCGGCGCGGCCGTAGCGGTAGCGAGCAGCCGATAGGGAAGCTTGCGCGCGAAGGCGGTAATCTCCCGGCGCCGCGCGCCGGCGAACGATTTAAGTATTGACGACTCGTCGCATACCAGGCCGGCGAAGTCCGATGCGTTGAACAGCGATAGCCGCTCGTAATTGGTGATCGTGATGCGGCTGGCGGTGCCGTCGTTGGACCGCCGCGCACCTATGCCGAACTTCTGCGCCTCTCGTTCGAGCTGATGCGAGACGGCAAGCGGCGCCAGAATCAGGACATTGGCGCCGGTCTTTCGCGCCACGTTCTCAGCCCACACGAGCTCCATCGGTCCCTTGCCGAGCCCGCAGTCGGCAAAGATCGCCGCTCGGCCCTTCTCGACGGCCCACTCGACAAGCGAGGCTTGAAAGTCGAAAAGGAACGGTGGCATCCAGACGGGAGCGAACCCGTGCGCGGCGCCGCTATGCGTCTTGCGCTCGAGGAAGTCCGCATATGCCATCGTCTGTGCAGCCCGCTGCTCCGCGCTCACTTCCCGCCCTCCGCACCGTGTGTGCGTTTGTGCACATGGTCATTGCCGATCGCTGCGCAAAGTTGGCTGATTTCAGAATTGCAGCAATCGTGCAAGACATCCGGCAACGGCCCATCAGTCATGATTTTGACCCAGCGTTCATGCCCGGCCACAGCTTCTTCGCGCGTGGCATACGCCTCCACGATGACCATCGAGCCATTGTTGTACTCTGGATGCCTGAATGCCGTCTCGTAGAGGCACTTCCCATCAGTGACCAAGCAAGTGGACACCGTTTTGGTGTTGTTGTCACCATCCCATCGACCGATCTTGCGGGTGTCGTAATTACCCATCATTCCCAACAGATTAAACATGATTATTCTCCAGTCGTAGCTTCGGATCCGTTCACTTATCTTCCTGTTCTGTCATTGACATCCTCCCCGCCCTAAAGGACGGGGATTCCTTCTGCAAGCGTTCGATGTCCCGAACGGAAGAGGATATTTAGAGCAGCGTTAGTATCACGATCATGCGAAGTACCACACTCACTACATGTCCATCTTCTTATTCCGAGGTCTGCGACACCTTACGATACTGCGTCGCTATATCGAGTCCCAAGAAGTACCGAACAACGACAGCCCTTCCTCCCCGGCCTGAAGGCCGAGGTCTCCGGGCTGGGAGACATCTGATGAAATTCAAAGATCGCCTCATTGCGCAAGTCCATTGCGAAGCTAGAGAAACTACGGTTCTAGGAGTCCGATGGTCATGAAAAAGGTCTACGCAGCAACATCCGGTTGCTATAGCGACTACGGGATCGTCGCCATCTTCAGCACCAAGGAGGCCGCAGAGCTGTTCATTGAGCGCCACCCGGATCGATATGGCGACTGGAACGACGTCGAGGAATACGACCTGGACCCAGGCATCGCTCAGATGCGCAAGGGGTACTCGTTCTGGATGGTCCAGATGGATGAGGACGGATCGATAAGCTCCGTGGAAGCTCGCGGCGGCAATGTCGAGGCGAAGCCGGATAACAAGTTCATGGATCATCGCATGACCCTGAGCGGGTGCCGCTGGTTCAACTGGTACGGCTGGGCGCGAGACTCGCAGCATGCGGTCAAGATCGCCAATGAGCATCGAATCAAGCTGTTAGCAACCGCCTAAATGGTAGAGAGTCACGGGAGATGGCGAAAGTGAGTAGACGCGACAGAACTCTGTTGCCGGATCGGCTATGGGCCAGTAGCCCCGGCGTCCAGGTGCAAGTCCTGGTCTCCCGACCATCCCTCTCGATATCAGCGGAGCAGCCGAAATGACGCGAGCCCAAGCCCAGTACAAGATGCGCCAGTCGCGTCGATGTCAGATCGGCGGAGCGGCCAGCGACAAGCTCGATTGGCAAGCGTGGTACTACGTCGAGGGCGCCGGCCTGGATGTCATGGTCCGCAAGCCCGGTAGCGGCACAGTGGCCGTCAAGCTCACCAAACGGCAGCTCGAACAGGCGTTGGCGCTGATTCGAGCCGCTGGTAGTGCGAGTCATGCGTGAGAAGAAAGTCCATGCGATTGACTTCCACTTCACGCTGTTCTGCGGGCAGCGCGGTGGCAATCGGACATCCATCGTGCGCAAGCCCTACGACCGGGACCGGCTCGCGAAACTCGTCACCTGCAAGCGCTGCCGCGCGATCATGAGGATCTGACAATGGAAACGATTGATACCGGCGACAGCGTTCTGCATGGCCCAACCGGAGAAACTTGGCTCGTGGCCCACGTGGACGGCGACAGGCTCTATTGGTGCGGTTGGCCACCGGGCTGCGCCGCGCTCTCCGACTGCGCCCTCACTGAGAAGGCGACGCCAGAAGCTCGCGAGAAGTTGATCCGAGACCTTGCTGCGATGCGTCCCGACAACCGTAGCGGGTACGATGCGCGGCAAGCGTTCGCGGCGCGTAGGCTCGCTGACAGCGCATCCTCGTGCCCATACGGTCAGTGCGACTGTGAAAGCACCCGAGGGGGAGTATGCGTCTGCACTATGCCGTCTCCAACCGTGGACGCTGAGCATGGCTGACTTCACCGAAGCCGAGTACACCGCCGCGATCCCGCGCTGCTGCTCTCGCCAGACGCTACAGGAGCACGTGGACATGATGTTGTGCTGGGGTCTCGCTGCCGCGATCCGCGACGGGCATCCAATGGACTGCTCCGGCTGCGATCTGCGGAATCCGGCGATAGTGATCGGCAGTCAAGATGTCAAGCGCGCCACCGGCCGTCGATGATGGTGATGAGTTGCCGCTTGCCATTCGCAAGCAACGCGCAGTGAGAATTGAGCCAGCCGCTTGCGCCGTGATTGTACTCTAGCCGCAGTCGGGTGCTGGTGCCGA